CGTAGGCCATGCGTGTGCATGTCATTACAAAATTCTGTTTACCCAGGAAGCGAATTCTTCTTTACTGAGGAGTTCGTTTGGACCGGTCGTGGGGAGCCAGTCCATTCCTCTAAGAGTTTCGTATACTTCCTTTGTTGAGTATCGATAAGCTTTAGTCTTTTCTAATAGCTTGGCTATGCGTCGCATAGTACTTTTGGCGGATTTCAAATCCCTACATCTATTATCTAACACAGTTATGTGGTGGTGTAGCGCTCGGCGAACTTTATTGTTATACCTCATCTGCAAGGATGACTTAAGTTCGGCTTGGATCTCTGATAAGGAACGATGTCCTAGTTTATGTTTTAGTGGATTCATTCTTCGCAAGAAGAACTGTCTCTTACTAAGTTTTAAACTTTTCTCTCGTTCGGCACTTATCCCCGACCTCCTATGTGCATAGTCCGCTTGACGTTTAAGCACGATAAGAAGTTGATCTTGACTTAGATCTCCAGTTTCGACTGGAAGAAACTGACTCATAACTTTCTTCTCTTCATGCCCTAATGTCCTTGGACGACGCAATGAAAACATGGCTGTTTTCAGCATAGTGTAGGCTCGATTGAGATCTTTTGGTAGACCTCCTGCGAATCCAAGATAAATAGGTCCCGGTACTACTTGTCTTGCTCGAGAGCGTAACAACTTTCTTGCAACTTTTAGTACTGGTACTCGTCTCTTCTCATTCATTTTGTAAAACATGGCGATCTGATCGTCCCCGTTTTTGAATGCGAAGTCTCCTATCTTGTCTTCGGAGATTGCTCTGGCAATTGCTACACCCCCCCTTACCGTCTTTTCAAAGAATTTCTCGCAGAACACGCCCCTGTTCCCACGAAAGGTTTTAGACTGGTTGACTGGTATTCCTACTCGTGCGAGTTTATCGCAATAGTAGCTATACTGGTCGAAAGTCCAAAGACCTAGTAGGTCGTCACCGCAGATGGTGTACGATGTAACAGGGGTATGGTTCGCAGCCCAACAATTTATGATAGAGAGTATAGACCACGATAAGCCGAGACCCATATGGATTCCTCGCTTTGTGATGAAAGATTTAAACCTTTCTGAAACAAGTCTATGCTCGCTGAGTAAATTTGTTCCGGCATCAATGTCTCGTTGATCAACCTTCAGGGCATGAGCAACGCTTTGCCAAATCTCGACCGCAAGGTCTTGGGATATATTATCCGTTGCTTTTGACAAATCTGCGCTGTACAAATGAAGTTTGTGAGGTGGCTCATTGATGTTGGAGAGCTTCGCTGTTGTGCCCCGTAACGCGTGTGAGGTAGGACGATGAGTCTTGAGTATTGGTATGGTTAGACCAGCTAATACTCTCGACTCATGCACTTCGTGTGCTGCATGTAATGTAGCGATACGAATCTTGCCTCCCCACTCTGTTACCACCGATGGCTTAGCTCGGGGTTCTTGCTTGAGGCCTTCTGTCATGAAGTGTCGAGAGTAGTCGTGGAATGTGAAATCATCGATCTTATTTGGATATTCCGATTGAGGCATTAAACCTCCTCTAACGTAATCATTTGATATGATCCCTGACGATAATTCTGCAGCTACACCTCCTTTCATGGTAGATCGCTCTAGGCAAGCCTTCTTTGAAATAAGAGGAATCAAAGGTGTTCGTGGTAAATCTATTGAAAGATATCTGTCTGTCATCTTCTGTGCTTCGGCCTTAAGATCCGCAACGTCCCCGTCAAACGGGACCTCTAGTGGTGTACGATAGAGATCGGCCATAGATTGTATTGCTTGTTCGACCTTTCGCTTATGCAATGACCTCTTCTCAAATTTCTTCGGAGAAATGAGAGAGCGAGCTAAAGTGGATGCGAAGAACTTTTTGCAAGCTACTACACTTGGAATCTTGGCATTCTCGCATGCAATGATTCTTTCGTTATGACACCAATTCTTCACAGGGGTTATACCTTGTGTCACGAATTGGACGATTAACTTAAGATATGAAGCAGCTAAAGCTTGGTTTCTACTTCCAGAAGTAGAGTACCATATGCCATAGGCAGCTTCGAATGCGGCGTTGAATGGTTTGAATCCTTCTTTGAATTCCTCTAGGTAAGGAACTGTGTTAGATTTTAAATCACCGGTAGTGAACATATGTTCACAACACCGGTGGGTGGTGCGTGAAATTCTTCCTCTTCGGAAGAGTTTCGAGGCAAGCTCGAAGACCGCTTTGATAGAATGTGGTAACACTTTCTGTCTGCGGATCTTCTTCTTGGGCTCCACCGACATGCGCATGACCTTCCCAGGTCGTGCAGCGAGTTTATCTTCGGATTGGAC